ATTATCATGGATTTATTAAACCTTTTACCGTCCGATAATGCAGCAATTACGCTAAAGCACCCTGTTAGTAAAAACGAATTAGAAGGCATGACTATCAGTGTCAGCGGCCACGATTCTGCTACGTTTAAGAATGCGATTAAGGAACGTGCCAAGGCTCAAATGTCGCGCAAGTCTGCCGATGTTGACTTTATTGCTAGCGATAAAGAAGCGGTCGAGTTATTGGCTAAGTGTACGACAGGCTGGACTGGTATTACCGAAGGCGGCAAAGAACTACCATTTTCATTAGCCAATGCCATTTACATCTACACAAAATATAACTGGATTCGTGAACAGATTGACAATGCTATTGGCGACCGTGCTAATTTTTTTATGAGTGCGTAGAGCAATTAAAACTCTACGCTAAACAACAAGCGTGGTGGAATAGTTGCCCACAAACCAAGGGCGCGAAAGAATATAATAACGTTTCGCGCCTGTCTAAATTCAAGTCTAACAATCCTCAATCTATCCCTTTTATGCCCGATATAAAACACGGGCTTTATCTTGTCGAATTATTACACGAAGCGGGTACAATCTCTTATAGTGAAGGCGTTGCAAGGCGTTTGTCATGGTCTGAATTAAAGGCATGGTCTGATTTTGTTGGCTATGATTTAGATTCGTGGGAGTCTAGTACAATTATGCTATTATCAGCGTGTTATGCTGAAATCAGCAACGAAGCAACAACCAATGATTGTCCTATGCCGTGCCAGCCGACAATGACAGAAGATAGACGAAAAGCAGTATCAATGAACATTAAAAACGCGCTACGCTCAATCGCTAAAGTGAGGTAAAAAAATGGCAGTAATTGACCTTTTAATGATTGGGCTAGGGATTGATACGCGCCGCCTGCGTGATGGTGAGCGTGCGTTAGGTCGTTTACAGCAAGCAGGAAACAAAGCTGAGAATGCTCTAGGCCGCATGGCTTCGATGCTTGCGTCAGCCTTTGCCGTGTCTAAAATAATTGAATATGCAGACGCTTATACAAACCTACAAAACCGCTTAAAACTTGTCACCGATTCGACAGAAGCACTTGGACAAGCCACTCAAAACGTTATTGATATTGCTCAAAACTCACGTCAAGCACTAGGCGCAACTGGTGATTTATATTTCAAGATTAGCCAAAATGCCGAAAAGTTGGGTTTGTCGGTGGCAGATGTTTCGCAAGTAACAGAAACCTTTGGCAAAACATTGGCACTATCGGGTGCAGGTACTCAACAAGCCGAAGCGGCGATTTTACAATTCTCTCAAGCGTTAGCAAGCGGTGTTATTCGTGGTGATGAATTTAACAGCGTTGCAGAAAATGCACCTGCCGCAATGGATGCGTTTAGCCGTGCTTTGGGGGTAGGTAAGGGTGAGTTAAGGAAGTTAGCGGCAGAGGGCGCACTAACTTCGGATATTCTTATTCAAGCACTAAAAGAACAGTCCGTTGAAGTTGATAAGGCTTTTGCAAAAACAGAGTCAACAATCGGGCAAGGATTCACAGACTTAAAAAACAGTGCGATTATTTTCACGGGTCGCATTAACGAATCAACAGAAGCAAGCAAAGGATTCGTCAGTATCATGTCAAAAGCGTCTGATTTTATGGACTCATTAGACATTGACGAAAACGCCAAACTAATAGGCGATGCTTTCGGGTACGCATATAAAGCGGCTTTATTTTTTGCAGGAATAAAACTAACAGGTTTTGTTTCAGGCATGGCTTTATCACTTGCCGCCACATTAAAAACACTGGCAGCCGAAGAAGCATTAAGACTTGAAACATTAGCACTCACAACAGCAAACAATGCAGCTACAGGCGTAGCGGTTAGACGTGCAGCCGCTGAAAAAGTTTTAGCACTTGAGGAATTANGCCGCGCAAGAGCAACGTCAGCGACAGTATTAGCAACACTCAATGCGACAGTAGCAGACGCAGAACGTGCCGCAATGGATGCGCGTTTAGCGGCAGGTACGCAATACGCTACAGCCGCAGAGTTACAACGTCAAATAGCACTGCAAAGAGTAGCCGCCGCACAATCAGCAGTTGTCGTTTCTGCCAACGCTGAGGCTGTAGCTGTATCACGCGCAACATTAGCAGCAGAAGCCAACACTGTAGCAACAACAGCGCAAACTATCGCGCAAGCAGAGTTAGCAGCAGCGACTAACGCGGCAAATGTGGCAAATAGAGCGGCAACTGGAATTGTTGCGGGTTTGGGTGGGCCATTGGGTGCGGCAATAACTTTGTTGGGCGTAGCAGCTACGGCATGGTTTGTCTTTGGTGATAACGCAGAAAAAGCGGCTGATAAATCAAAAGAAGCCATTGATAAAATCAATAAAAACCTAACTGTTAGCGATGATGAGTTACAGATTCTTGCTAAAAGTTTAAGCGTTGTTGAGTCTCAAATTCAATCAACAATGGAAAGTTCAAGGTCTGCATCTTTATCGTCGAACGAGAGAATAAAAGCGTCTATTCAAAGCGACCTTGACAAACTAATAGCACAAAAAAAGACATTAGAGTCTGCAATTGAAACGGCTACATTTAATCGTACAGTTGATGATTTGCTTGCTAATCCTGCCGAATCAGGCGTGGCTAAGGCAATGCTAGAAGCTTCACGCAAGAAAGCAGAAGCCGATAAGATTGCTAAGAAAGCGGCAGAGGATGCAGCTAAAAAAGCTGAACAGTTACAAAGCCAATACGATGCGTTATCTTTATCTCAATTAGAACAAATTCAGCTATGGGGCAAAGACACAGGATTAGCAAAGCTAAACTTTGACCTAAAATATACAAACCTTAGTAAGTTAGGCCAAAAAGAAAAAGATAATCTCATTTTGCAACAAAAGAAGATTGACGCACTACAAGCCGAAAAAGACCTTGCCGCCCAACAAACAGAAGTTGATAGCTTTATGGCTGGTCAGGCGCAAGAATTGGATGCTTTACGCGCACAATATGCCACTGAAAACGAAATTATCGCGCAGGGGTATAGAGCAAGACAGGCTATTATTGATGAAGCATTAGGCCGCGAAAAAATCTCTAAAGATGAGGCGCGTGTTTTATCTAAGAAAAATGAACGCCAAGTCATTGACGAAAAACGACAACTTGAAGTGCAAAAACTAGGCGTGTTATCGCAGGGGTTTGGCAATATCGCTACTTTGATGCAATCGGAAAACAGAAAACTATTTGAGATTGGCAAGGCCGCTGCATTGGCTCAAGCGTTTGTTAATACCGCCACAGCTATCACCAATGCCTTAGCAGTAGAGCCATATCCTTTAGGATTAGCATTAGCGGCGACAGCAGGCGTTGCAGGTGCGGTGCAAATCGCAGCTATTCAGAACCAGCAAATATCGGGCGCACGGGCAATGGGTGGTGACGTTCAAGGCGGCAAAAGTTATCTTGTCGGCGAGCGTGGCGCGGAGGTAATCACAATGGGCGGCAATGGTCATGTAACGCCTAATCATAAATTGGGTGGCGGTGACTCTAAGATAACGATTGTTAATCAAACCACAGGCCGTATTGATAATGTTGAAGAAAAAACCATGCCTGATGGTGAGCGTATTTTGATTATTCAACAGGCGCGTGATTTAATAGCGGCAGAGATGCGCGACCCGAACAGCAAAACGTCGCGCTCTATGCAGTCATCACTCACAGTACAGAGACGCAGATAATGCCTACTTTACCGCGTGACCTTTATCCAGTTTCATCGCCTAGCGGCTATAGTTATGGCGCGGCTGGTGGCGTTTCTAGAACTCAAGTAGAGGGTGGATTTAATCGCTATGCTTTAGATTTTGATCGTGGAGTCCAACAGTTCAATGTTGCATTGGCTTGCACAGCAGATATGCACCAAATATGGATGTTATTTTTTTACAACATCATTAAAAAAGGTGCGTTATCGTTTGATATGCCGTTAGATAGTGGTAGAGGACTGCAAACACATAGCGTCAACATCATCCCCAATTCTGTCAGCGTAAACGAAACCGACGGCAATAATTTTGTAGTGACGTTTCAAGTTGAAGCTGAGTCAAGCGCGTATGATTTTGATGAGGGCGGATCTGGCGCGATATTGGCATTGTGGGAAACTGGTGCTGACATTGCTGACATTACAGAATTGTTTGACCGCCTTGCTTTATTCGTTTTAACTGAAACATT